ACAGGCACTGTAACTCCGGTAAATGCACTGGCTACGGATTTAAAAATGCAGGAATCTCCAAAAACCAGTCCCATAGGTGATACAGCAACAGCCACATCTGTTGTGAATAATGATTCTACAACCAGTGTGAACAATCGCACATCTACAACTAAAACCACCAGTAATCAAGCACCGATTAAAACAGGTTTTAGATATTACAGAGATCTAGGACAAGGATAATAAATGGCAGAATTAGGAAGACCTTCGGCAGAAGGTGAAGGAAGATCAGGGGTCCTCACACAGGGTATATATCTTGCTAGGGTGATTAGTCACCTTGATCCTACGTTCATGGGATCGTTAGAAGTTACATTATTAAAAGATCAAGCCAACGATCCCGGCGACGACAGTCAATTACACATAGTGAAATATGCTCCCCCTTTCTTTGGATATACAGGTTACGAGTATATGGGTAAAAATAATGGCACTACCTCTACTATCGAGGGATTCAACGACACACAAAAAAGTTATGGTATGTGGTTCGTGCCGCCGGACGTTGGTGTGAATGTACTGGTTTTGTTTGTGGATGGTGATCCTAGTCAGGGGTATTGGTTTGCCTGTGTGCCTGGTCGTAATATCAACAACATGGTTCCTGCCATCGCAGGATCTAAGATCAATTCTCTAGATGCTACAGATAAAACTAGATACGGTCCTATGAAAGATGCTCGAGGAAATTCTTTACCGTTGCCTGTGGCGGAAGTTAATAAACGTATTATAGGTGAAAAACCTAACGTTGATCCAGAAAAGTTTCCTCGAGTTGTTCATCCTATCGCTGATAGATTTCTAGAACAAGGTCTCCTGGAAGATGACGTTAGAGGCACGTCATCATCATCGCCTAGACGAGAGTTACCCGGAATGGTTTTTGGTATTTCAACTCCCGGACCAGTCGATCGTAGAACCAACGCTAAAAAAGCAGTGATAGGAAAAAAAGACAGCAAGTCTGCTCCATTGCCTATTAGTAGATTAGGTGGCACACAGTTGGTTATGGATGACGGCGATGATCGATATCACCGAGAAAAAACAGCTGCAGAAGGACCCGTGAAATATATTGATTTGTTGGATCCATCCGTTCAGAGAAGAAATTCAACAAGTGAGCCTACAGTTCCATACAATGAATATTTTAGAGTTCGGACACGTACTGGACACCAAATATTGCTGCATAATTCAGAAGATTTGATTTATATAGGCAATGCCAGAGGCACTGCCTGGATTGAAATGACCAGTAATGGTAAGATAGATATCTATGCTCAAGACAGCGTCAGCATACATACCGGTAATGATCTCAATATACGTGCTGACAGAGACATTAATTTTGAAGCAGGTCGTAACATGAATTTCAGAACCGAATCAGGTAAATGGCATGCAGAAATCGCCACAGACATGGAGTTCTTGATCAACAACGATGCCAAGCTCACAGTAGGAGCCAATCACGATGTATTAGTAGGTGCGAAACTCAAGATTTCAGCTAACAATGATATGGATATAGCTACTAACACAGAACTTAAAATATCTGCTACCGGTGATATCAGCCTAGGCTCCACATCAGAACTAAAAATGAATGGCACAAAAATCAATCTTAATGGTCCTAACAATGCAGAAACTGCGGTAACAGCAGACTTTGTGAGACCGTACGATCTCCGAGATAATCCTGCTACCAGCACTGCAGTAGGTTGGGATAAACGATATCAATCAGGTATAGTAAAGAGTTTGATGAAACGAATTCCTATGCACGAACCTTGGCCTCTGCATGAGCATCTAGCTCCTGCGCAACTAACTCCTGATATCACAGATAGGGACGTCTAATCATGGCAAATCAATTATATAATCAAAAATCTGTGGCTAACACCACAGCGGTTACAACAGAAAGCCAAGGTGTGTTCTTGTACAAAGGCTTCAGCAGTCAACAGAACTCAAAAAACTATAGACTCTATGATATTGATCTAGTCAAGCAGGACCTAATTAATCATTTCTATATCCGTAAGGGAGAGAAACTAGAAAACCCAGATTTTGGCACAGTGATCTGGGACATGTTGTTTGAAAATTTCACGGAAGATGTCAAACAGATTATTGCCAAAGACGTAGAAGCCATAATAAATTATGATCCAAGAATTTCAGTGAATTCAGTCACAGTGGACAGCACAGATCAGGGCATACGCATACAGGCTGACATAGTTTATATTCCGTTTAATGTCAATGAAAGAATGACCTTTGATTTTGATAAAACCAATAATATGATAATATGACCAGTTTATTTTATAACATAAATATTGGCATAGGGACTTGAAATGACCACTACCAGCAGACAAAATAATCTAATTCTAAACCAAGACTGGACTAGAATCTATCAGACATTTAGAAATGCCGACTTTAAAAGCTACGACTTTGAAAATCTGCGCAGGGTTATTATCACTTATCTGCGGGAAAATTATCCCGAAGATTTCAACGACTACATCGAATCATCTGAATATCTAGCATTGATAGATGCAGTGGCATTTCTCGGACAGAGTCTAGCCTTCCGCATAGACCTCGCCAGCAGAGAAAATTTTATCGAACTGGCCGAAACCAAAGAAAGCGTGTTGCGTATAGCTCGCATGTTGAGCTACAATGCCAAGAGAAATCAAGCTGCCTCGGGTCTATTGAAATTTACCAGTGTGGCCACCACCGAGGACATCATTGACAGCAATGGCCGAAACCTCGCACAACAAATCGTAAGTTGGAACGATCCAACCAACACCGATTGGCTTGAGCAATTCATTCTGGTGCTAAATTCTGCCATGGCAGATAACACAGAATTTGGTCGCAGCCAAGGATCAGCTACTATCCAAGGCATACCCACAGAACAGTATAGATTTAGAACCACCAGCACAGATGTGCCCATCTACAGTTTCAGTAAAACTGTGGCAGCCAGAGGCATGCTGTTTGAATTAGTTTCTACAGCATTTAAAAACAGTGAAAACATCTATGAAGAACCTCCAGTTCCTGGCAACCAACTGGGATTTGTTTATAGAAATGACGGCACAGGTCCTGGTAGTCCTAACACAGGATTTTTCCTGATGTTTAAACAAGGCACATTAGCTCTAGCTGATTTTGGCATAGGAGTTCCGACACCTAATGAAAAAATAGCCATTGATGCTGCCGACATCAACAACGACGATATTTGGTTGTTTTCATTGAACAGCGCAGGCGCACAGTTAGAAGAATGGACCAAGGTATCAACGTTAGTAGGCAACAACATAGCCTACAACAGTGTAGAACAAGATATAAGAAACATATATGCAGTCAATACCAAAGAAAATGACACAGTCGATCTGGTGTTCGCCGATGGAGTCTATGGTAATTTACCACAGGGATCCTTTAGGGTATTTTATAGAACCAGTAACGGGTTATCATATACCATCAGTCCTAATGAACTGAGAGGTATAAACATTGGTATCAGTTATTTCAATAAATCAGGTGTAGAGCACACGCTGACAGTAGGACTAGCTCTACAATCCACAGTGGCCAATTCAGCAGCCACCGAAAGCATAGATTCAGTAAGGACCAATGCTCCTGCGGTCTATTACACACAGAATCGTATGATCACGGCTGAGGATTATAATCTCGCACCATTAAGCAGCAGCCAAAACATAGTCAAGATAAAATCAATCAATAGAACATCTAGTGGTATTAGCAGAAACTTCGACATCATAGATGCCAGCGGAAAATATTCCAGCATCAATGTGTTCTGTGACGACGGATATATCTACAAACAAGAAAGTGAAGAAACACTGGGATTTAGATTCGACAGCAGGATTGATGTTATTAATTTTATTCGACAAAGCATAGAACCAAAATTCACAGATCCTGATGTGTATAATTTTTATTTTACAAAATTTGATAGGATCCTATTCACAGATACTAACACAGTGTGGCAGAGCGTTACCACATCTACCCCCACAGGTTATTTCAAGAATGTGGTAGATAATTCTCTGTTAAAAGTGGGCATATACAGCACCTCCAGTTTGAAATATCTGCTCAGTGGAGCATTGATTAAATTCACAGCCCCCACAGGTTTCCATTTTATGCCTAACGGCACATTGATGGCAGGACCACCAGACCATCCTGGCGCTACTACCTTTAAATGGACCAAGGTGGTGTCTGTGGTAGGCGACGGAACAAATGCAGGTCGAGGTGTGTTAACCAGCGGTCTAGGAGCAATTACATTCAGCGATGTGATTCCCACAGGTGCTGTAGCTAACCGCATAGTTCCTCGATTTATAAACGATCTAAATACTGCACTAGAAACAGAAATAGTAAATCAGTGTGCGCAGAATTTAAACTTTGGATTGAGATATGACTCAGTCTTATCTACCTGGAAAATCGTCACAGCTACGAACATTAATTTAGTCAGTGATTTCAGTTTAGGAAAATCAGGAGATGTCACTAACACCAATGCAGATAGTTCATGGCTTGTGGCCTTTGTCAAAGAAGCAGACAGATATAATGTAAGAATCAAACGCCTAAGTTATGTGTTTGGCAGTGTTACACAGAACCGATTTTATTTTGATACTAATGAAAAACGTTATAACGACCAATTAGGTGCTGTGGTCAAAGATCAGATCAATGTTCTTGGAATAAACACTGACAGTGGCTTTATTACAGCATTACGGCAGGATATTGCATTTGAAATTAGTGACACTATTAAATTTGAGGACGGATATGAAAGCACTACTGAAATAAAATTAAGTTTTAAAGACAGTGATGATGACGGCGTCATAGATAATCCGGATGCATTTGAGCAGATAGTTGGAGCAGATACCGCATTGAATTATTTGTTCTTCAAAGAAACCGTTGATCAGTATGGCACCACCATTTATCAGTTGGTAGATAATTCAAACGATCTAATTCTCATTAGAGAAAAAGAATCTTCGGTCGATTTCACTGATGTAACAACCTATCCTGATGGACAACTAATTTATTTTTATACCATTGATGAAGATGCTGTAAAAGCAGTGAATCGAAGCACCAATACATTTGATCTCGATAGATCATATCGAGCCAATATTGGACGAAGAAATCTTAAATTTCAGTACATCCATAACGCCAGCGTGGATCGCAGAATAGATCCCAGCTCTAGTAACATAATTGACATATTTTTATTGACCAGATCCTATGATGAATCATATAGGATTTATCTTGCAGGTGGCTCTGCGACTGCTCCGGAACCACCTAGCACAGACAGCCTAAGAACTACGTTTGGTGCTAGTTTATCGGCCATTAAATCTATCAGTGATGAAATCATTTATCACACAGTGAAATACAAAGTACTGTTTGGTTCAAAAGCAGATCCTAAACTACAGGCCACATTTAAAGTGGTTAAGAATCCCGGACAATCCATCAACGACAATGATTTAAAAGTTCGAGTTATCACAGCGATGAATGTATTTTTTGACATTAGTAACTGGGACTTTGGAGACAGATTCTACATGAGCGAACTGACTACTTATATTTTAAATTCTACAGCTCCAGACATTAGTAATATAGTTATATGTCCTAAACAAAGCGGTCAATCATTCGGCAGCCTGTTTGAGATTCAGAGCAGACCAGACGAAATCCTAATCAGTGGAGCAACGGTGGCTGATGTTGAAATAGTCACAGCTATCACAGCAGCTGAAATCGGTGTTGATTCTGCTAGGGTGATAACCAACACAGGAGCTAGAAGCAGCACAAATGGCAGCACCAGCACTAGTAGTGGTAGCAGCAGCGGTGGTAGCAGCGGTAGCAGCGGTAGCTATGGGTATTAAGTTCAAGCATTTATATAAGATCTATTAACTATGTCAGATAAATTTTTTCCTTTCAGCAAGTTACCTATAAGAAAAGCTGTAGAACTTCTGCCCAAAGTTTTTCAGACTGAAGCCAACGATAAATTTCTTGCAGGGGTGGTAGATCCACTTGTGCAGCCGGGATTATTAGATAAAATTACAGGGTATGTTGGTCGCAGATTTGGAAAAACCTACAACGGTAATGATCTGTATCTAGACACCGACGCAACATTACGAAGTGCATATCAATTAGAACCAGGTGTGATAAATCGAAATCATGATAAGATTGAAAATTTTTATGACTATATCGATTTTAAAAATCAGTTAAAATTCTTCGGCAACACAGATGACCGCGATGACAAAATCACTAGCCAAGAACACTATACTTGGAATCCGCCCATAGCCTGGGATAAGTTTGTTAATTATCGAGAATATTATTGGGTACCAAATGGCCCACCTAGTGTTGCTGTGTATGGCCAAAGTGCCACAGTAAGCAGTACGTATAGGGTAGTGTTGGGTACAACTGGTAATAGTTTTGTATTCACTCCTGATGCTTACACTAATAATCCTACGCTAACATTGTATAGAGGACAGTCATACAAATTCAAAGTAAATG